TCAATCAAGCAAAAAGATATGATGGGTTCAATGCATCTGAAGAGTTTATACCTGTATCATGTGCAGAGAATCACTGGTTGTATAAGATACTCATGCATGAGAAACCTGTAATTCATACACTAGGAGAGTAATGAGTTTTGTTGATGCCAAGTATATCGGATTAGTTTCAGTTCGCTTACAAAAATTTAGTAAGAAAAAGGAAGGACTATATACTTTCCGTTGTCCGTATTGTGGGGATTCCCAGAAAAACAAGAATAAGACAAGAGGATATATCTATTCTTTTAAGAACGATCATAACTTTAAGTGCCACAATTGTGGGGCCTCAAGGAGTTTCACGAATTTCTTAAAGGACCAAGATACTATGCTATATGACCAATATGTAATGGAGCGATACAAGTCTGGTTTGTCAGGAAAGTCGTCAAATACACCAACTCCAATAGTTCCGTCAAGCAAACCTAACTTTACAAAAAAAGACTTCGATCTCGAAAGAATCTCCGAACTAAATAAATCACACCCTGCAAGAGCATATCTTGAGAAAAGAAAATTACCAGATAAATGTTTAAGGGATTTATACTATTGTGACAATTTTAAACAATGGACTAACGACCAAAAGTATACGTTTTCTGACGTAAGCAATGATGAACCAAGGATCATTATTCCATTAAAAAAAGGCAGCACCATTTTTGGATTCCAAGGTAGGTCTCTGAATCCAAAGAATAAACTGCGTTATATCACAATCATGTTAGATGACGAAGCACCAAAGGTCTATGGACTCGATAGAATCAACAAAACCAAACCAATCTATATCGTCGAAGGACCCTTTGACTCGCTCTTCTTGGAAAACTCGGTTGCTATGGCTGGGTCCGACCTTGATCCTGGGTCGTTTGGTTGGAGCGATTATATTTGGGTTTATGATAACGAACCTCGTAACAGAGAAATCGTCAACAGACTTACAAAAACCATCAACCGTGGAGACAAGGTAGTCATTTGGCCAAAATCTGTTGAGGAAAAGGACATAAATGACATGTACCTTTCTGGACAAAATGTAGTTGATATGGTAAAATTAAATACTTACCAGGGATTAAAAGCAAAAGCAAAACTTATCGGATGGAAAAGAGTATGAGCAACGGAACCAAAGTTCTAAAGAGAGACGGACAAACAGAAAGTCTAAACCTAGATAAAATTCATAAGATAACTGAAGAAGCATGTGAAGGTCTTGCAGGTGTATCTGCAAGTCAAGTAGAGATACAATCAGGTATACAATTTTACGATGGGATTACTACAGGAGAGATTCAAGAGATTCTTGTCAAGTCTGCGTCAGACTTAATTGATCTTGACACTCCAAACTATCAATATGTTGCTGCTAGGTTATTATTATACGGTTTATACAAGCAAGTATTTGGTTCATCATGGAACACAGGTTTCCCTCATATCCTAGATCATCTTCTAGGTGGTGCAGATAAAAATATATACGACAGTGAATTATCTACTAGATATACTAAGGAAGAATGGGATAAGATTGATAGTTGGATAGATCATGGTCGTGATTATTTGTTCACATATGCTGGTCTTCGTCAGGTTGTTGATAAGTATCTTGTACAGGATAGAAGTAATTCCGAATTGTACGAGACACCACAGTACATGTATATGCTCATAGCCGCTGCAATATTTCAAAAGTACCCAATAGAAACGAGACTCGATTATGTCAAAAGATACTACAACGCAATCTCAAAACACAAAATCAACATTCCCACACCTATCATGGCAGGAGTTAGAACTGCACTTAGACAATTTGCTAGCTGTGTTCTTGTTGATATTGATGACACCCTCGATAGCATCTTTAGTTCTGATATGGCTATCGGCAAATATGTTGCACAAAGGGCGGGTATCGGCATCAACGCAGGTCGCATCCGTGGCATCAACGCTAAGATCAGGGGTGGCGAAGTCCAGCACACAGGTGTTGTCCCGTTCCTCAAAAAGTTTGAAAGCACTGTCAGATGTTGCACTCAAAATGGCATCCGTGGTGGATCAGCGACTGTCCACTTCCCGATCTGGCACCAAGAAATAAAAGATATATTAGTTTTAAAGAATAATAAAGGAACAGAAGATAACCGAGTAAGAAAATTAGACTATAGTATTCAGATTACTAGATTATTTTATGAGAGATTTATGGCAGCACAGGAGATTAGTCTTTTTTCTCCTCATGATGTGCCAGGGTTATATGATAGTTTTGGTACAGAATCTTTTGATGAACTATACGTAAAGTATGAGAATGATGAATCTATTCCCAAAGAAACTGTAAACGCACAAGAACTTATATTAGACCTGTTGAAAGAAAGAGCAGAAACTGGTAGAATATACATTATGAACATAGATCATTGCAATTCCCATTCATCCTTCTTGGATAAAGTGGAAATGAGTAATCTATGTCAGGAGATAACACTCCCAACTAAACCTATTAATCATATTGATGACGAAACTGGAGAAATTGCTCTCTGCATCCTTAGTGCTATTAATATTGGCAAAATTAGGGATCTTTCGGATCTTGAAAGCCTCTGTGATCTTACTGTTAGGTCTCTTGATGAGCTCATTGATTTTCAACGATACCCAGTTAGAGCAGCAGAGATCGCTACCAAGGCACGTAGATCTCTTGGAGTAGGTTATATTGGTCTCGCTCATTACCTTGCTAAGAACGGTGTTGGATATGAAGATGAGAAGGCATATAAGTTAGTTCACGACCTAACTGAGGCATTCCAATACAACCTAATAAAGGCAACTGTACAACTTGCAAAGGAAAAAGGTGCATGCGAATACTCAAATCGCACCAAGTATCATAATGGAATTCTTCCAATTGATACATATAAGAACGATGTCGATGAAATTGTTCCAAACAATCTAAACTATGATTGGGAATCTCTCAGAAAACTTGTCGTTCAATACGGAGTCAGGAACTCAACGTTGTCCGCACAAATGCCTTCGGAGAGCAGTTCCGTTGTGTCTAATGCCACAAACGGAATCGAACCTCCTAGAGGATACTTGTCCATTAAAAAATCAAAGAAAGGACCCCTTAAGCAGATTGTTCCGCAGTATGGGACTTTGAAAAATGCTTATACCCTTCTTTGGGATATGAAAAATAATAATGGATATATTAAGATCGTTGCAGTAATGCAAAAATTCTTTGACCAAGCCATATCTGGTAACTGGTCTTACAATCCACAACACTTTGAAGGTAATGAAGTTCCTACTAGTGTTATGGCAAATGATCTTCTAACCACATATAAGTATGGGTGGAAGACCTCTTATTATCAAAATACTCATGATATGAAGAGTGATGAGATTGAGGAACCTGCACATCCAATAGGATGGCATGACAATGTTCCTGAGAAATCATCAGAGTTAGATAATTTAATAAATGATTGTTCAATAGAAAACCCAGAGGAGTGCGAGTCCTGTGCAATTTAGAAAAAATTCTACGGAGAAAAAAGTGGTTGATTCCATGACTGTGTTCAACACACAAAAGGTTGACACTAAAAAGCAACCAATGTTTTTTGGTGCACCTTTAGGTGTTCAGAGATATGATTCTTTCAAGTATCCTGCATTTGAGAACTTAACTAAGTCTCAGTTAGGATATTTCTGGAGACCAGAAGAGGTATCTCTACAGAAAGATCGTGGTGACTATCAATCATTAAGACCAGAACAGAAGCATATTTTTACATCAAACTTGAAGTATCAAGTTATGCTTGACTCTGTACAAGGTCGTGCACCAGGTATGGCATTTGCACCATATTGTTCTTTACCTGAGTTAGAAGGATGTATGAACGTATGGCAGATGATGGAGATGATTCATTCTCGTTCATACACATACATTATGAAGAATGTGTATCCAAATCCAAGTGAGGTATTTGATACTATTCTTACAGACAACAAAATCTTAGAAAGGGCAGAGAGTGTTACAGGATCCTATGATGCGTTTGTAAATCAGGCACATCAGTATGATACAAGTAACTGGTGGAAATCAGAGTGGCAAGGACCTAACGCTGATAATGAAAAGAAAGAATTGAAAAGAAAACTTTATCGTGCTGTTGCCAATGTTAACATTCTTGAGGGTATCCGTTTTTACGTATCTTTTGCTTGTAGTTTTGCTTTTGGCGAACTCAAGTGCATGGAAGGAAGTGCAAAGATTATTTCACTCATCGCAAGAGACGAAAACCAACATCTTGCAATCACACAAAATATCCTAAACAATTGGAGAAAGGGTGATGATAAGCAAATGGTTGAGATTGTAAAAGAAGAAGAATCTTGGATACTAAAAGAATTTCAAAAGTGTGTTGATGAAGAGAAGAGATGGGCAGAGTATCTATTCAAAGATGGTAGTATGATTGGTCTGAATGACAAACTACTACATCGTTATGTTGAATGGGTAGCAAACCGTAGAATGAGATCAATAGGAATTAAACCAATTTATGACGTATCTGCAAGAAACAATCCACTCCCTTGGACAGAGCATTGGATCAGTTCTAAGGGTCTTCAAGTCGCACCACAAGAAACAGAAGTCGAATCCTACATCGTTGGTGGAATCAAACAAGACGTTAAAAAAGACACCTTCTCAGGATTCAAACTCTGATATAGAGTGGGATTTAGAAGAAATGAAGAAAGCAATTAGAGATTCTGCAGAGCATCAATGGGATGATTTTGCGGGTGGATAAATATAGGAAATAATAAATGATTAATTCAGTATGGAAGGTGATTATGAAAATCCCTGGTACTACAAAGGTACAGCTTTCACTTCTGACGATATTGGCGATTTCTTCGGTTACATCTACAGGATTACTAATCTTCAGAACGGTAGACAATACATCGGAAGAAAGTATTTCGTGCAGAAGAGAAAACCCAGAGGAGGCAAAAGAAGAGTTACAAGCGAGAGCGATTGGAAGAAGTATTATGGAAGTTCCCCCGAACTTAAGGAGGATGTTAAACTATACGGAAAGGACTCCTTTAAAAGAGAAATCATATCCCTCCACACAACTCTAGGAAAGGTAAACTACGAAGAGACAAGACAACTATTTCTTCATAATGTTTTAATAGAAGCACTTGACGATGGGACACCAAAGTACTATAATAGTAACATCCTAGGACGTTACATGAAAAAAGATTATGGTAACTTTGAAACAAACACTAAAAAAGAATTATGATTGGGCTTTAGATAGGATTCATTTCCTATGTGAAGATGGACAACCTAACCAATTAACCAAAATGGATTATGCTGATGCTATTCATGCTGAATTTCAAGAATGGTTAGAACCAAACTCAGAGAGTAAGATACTGTCATTAGAGTACATAGAAGATGTAGAAGATGGTATAGACATTGTAGAAATTTAGATTATATATAGTGTAGATGTAAATACAGTAAGATTATGTTATCCTTTTTACTCCCATTTGCTACAAAAGTTATATCTGACGCAGTAGCAAAGATCCCAGAAAACGAAGAACTGGGCGAAAAACTAATAGATATTTGCCTTGTTATCCTTAAGAAAGCAGTCAAGTTGACAAAAACTGATATGGATGATAAACTATTAGCACAGGTAGAATCTGCTATTAAAGCAAGATAGAATTATGCAAAAAATTATTAATGGAATCGCTATTTTCTCAGGTGCAGTTGCACTTGGGATAGTCGGTCTTGGTGGATATGTATTCATAAGGAAGGATGCAATCATCGAAGATGTTAAAGGTAAGATCATGGAATCAGTAATGCCAGGTGGTCTCAGTGGAATTGTTGGTGGTGGACTAGATCTACCATCAGTACCTGCACCTGATGCACCTGCTGCGACTGCGACACCTCCTGTTGGTGGGGGATTTGGAATCCCAAGTTTTTAAATGAAAACACATTATATAAAATTGAGAATGCTATATATAAATAGTCTCTCAATTTTATGTCATGGCAGAAGCAGTTAAAAAAGAAGAAGTAAAAGCAGAAGAACCTAAAAAAGCAGTAGGTCCTCTTGCAAAACTAAAAGAATTATCCGAGGACAAAGAGGAGCAGATGGAAATCTTCTCAACTTTTGTGAGACTCGGAATTTTAATTTGGAGTGGTGGAATATTAACATTAAATTATGTTTCCATTCCAAATTTCCCTCAAAAAAATATTGACCCAACTTTCATAGCTTCGGTCTTCACAGGGGTCCTAGCTAGCTTCGGAATTCAGACAGCATCTAAGAAGAATGGTAATGGTGCAGCAAAACCTGCAGCTGCTCCTATATCTAAACAAGATATGGAAAAACTAATTGAAAAGGCAGCAAACACAGCACCTGCACAAACAATTAGATTAGAACAAGCACCAATGGTTCTTGCTCCAAGTCCAACTCCAACTAAGAAAGGATAGTGGATAAAAAAAACGTTTTTATATTAGGATTAGGAACTATTTTGGGTATATCCCATATCGGTATGATTGGGTTGCTATCAAATAATTCCTCATTTCCTAAATTTGATTTGCCTATAGGAAAGTATACTGCATACAGAATAGAGGCAGATAAAACTGGATATAAGATTGATTACAGAGCACATGATCCTAGGATCGTAACATCTACAGAACAAATTAGTAGACCCGCAGGTTTCCTAGGGTTAGGTAAGAAGAATGTAGACATCCAGAAACAAAATGTAGTAGGAGAGACTACTACAAATTCCTCTGGACTAACCGAAAAACAGATAGCATGTATTAAGGCAAGAGGAAGTGGAGAAGGAACTGGTAAGATGGTTGGTGGTGCATTAGGTGCTGCTACTGTCACACAAACTGGTGTATCATCTATTCCTATAGTAGGATGGGTAATAGGCGGTGCAATATCAATGTTTGGTATGGATCAAGGTGCTGAAATCGGAGGTCAAATGGCAGTTGATTTTGCAGATTGTGATGAAGAAATTACTATCGGAGAAAAATGATGGCAACTTATGGGGAATGGAATGAAAGTCTTGAAGATGAAAACTTACTCAGAGAAGTAGTTGGAGATGATAAGAATGATAAGAAAAGAAAAACAGATCTAAATGAAGAGGTAGAAACCGAACTGACATAGTATGAATAAAATTAATGTACTCGACATGTTCACTATCCCTTTGATACATGTTGAATTGAATGAAGATACTGATGAGTTAAAAAATTGTAAGGAATATCTAAACAGTAGTATACAACCTAAAGTTGGTAAACCCAACAATATGGTTCTTGAAAAATATCCAAAGATAAAAGATATCTTAACTAAGAATTCAAATTCAGCAATCAATGATGTACTGACTTATGATACTAAGTTTAAGATAACAACATCTTGGATAACAAAAACGAATAAAGGGCAAAAATGCTTTATGCACAATCATAAGAATTGTATGTTTAGTGCTGTATATTATTATTCTGATTATGATGATGAAACAGGAAAATTAATCTTTGATAATCCTTTCAAGGATATGTCTTCATATATGGTAGAGAACTCTCAAGATGATCCATTCAATAGAGCAAGTATAAAAATTACCCCTACATCAAAATCATTAATAATATTTCCTAGTTTTATCAAACACGTTATTGATGTTCATAAAAGTAAACAATCAAGACTATCTTTAGCATTTAATTTGATTCCTGTGGGCAAATACGGATATGGAGATTCCTTTTATGATACATCGTTAATCTAGGTGTGGGAGTCCACACTTATATGCGTATTTATACCTAGTGTGTTAGTATAAATAATAACGTACTGGAGTTGAAACTATCATGTCCCATTACACACTTGGTTGGCACGACCAACTAAATGAGTATCACGAAATAGGCGAATATGCCACAGACGCTTTTGAAGCAGTAAAACACGCAAGAGAGGATGTTCCGTATCTACACGAGCATCCTTTTTGTTTGAATAAAATCGAGGAGATAAAATGAAAAATCTACCTATAAGAGCAACGTTAGTAATTTTTACGACTATTGGAACCGCACTATGGTTCTATCCAAACTATGCTTGGGCACACCCCATATTTGTATGAAACAATTTAACACTTGGGTATTAGACACCACAATTTACATCTTAGATTTTCTTTACAGAGGTAGAGACTTTCAAAGATTCTGGGTATTGGAAGTTATTGCAAGAGCACCCTACTTCTCATTTATTAGTGTACTACACTTCCGTGAGTCACTTGGATTACGAGGAGAAGACCATATATATTTGATGAAGGAACACTTCTATCAGGCACTCAATGAAACAGAACACTTGGAAGAAATGGAGCTTAGAGA